CCTTAAATAGATAGGAGCATATTAAAGTTTAAACGTGAAGTAAAATAATGTAACAGAATGTAACAAACTTCATCAGAACAAAAAGAGAACAAATTTGATTTAACATTTTTGAATAGGAGGGTATCCTAATACAAAAATTGTGCTGTATGGCTCTTAAAATTGATTTAAAATAACATAGGGTTTAAACGCTGTATAAAATGTTAATAATTTTTATTATTTCCCATTCCCCCGCAAATAGTGTTGCATTATCCACACAGTTGCAAAAATGTTACAAACTTAGTTTAGAATGGTTCTAAAAACTATCATTATACTATCATTTTTGCGAATGGTTCGCAACTAGTAGCCTACTGAGTTTAAACGCTTATCTACGGGGTAGGTATGACCACCGCCCCGCGGGGGGTATAGTGTATACGGATGCTGCATAAAATTATAAAATAGCGGTGTTACCTAGTTTGGCATACAATATATAGATATATTCAAGGAATAACTCGTTACTTAGTTTGACAATCGCCTGCACTCTTAATATAATACGTACATGGTTAAAAAAAATGTACAATATATGCGTGATTATAGGAAACGACAGTTACGTGAAGACCCTGTAGCTTACAAACTAAAGTCTATGGTTCGTAGGGCAAGGGCTAGGGCGTTAAAGAAGGGAGTACCATGTACTCTTGTATGGGAAGAATTGATACCTTTGGTTAAAGAGAGGTGTCCTTACTTCACTGAGATTAAATTAGATTGGAATAATAAGAAGAAAGGCATTACTAAAGAGTCTCCTACCTTAGATAGGATTGTACCAGAGAAAGGGTATGTAGATGGTAATGTAGAAATTATAAGTTCTAAAGCTAATAACATTAAATCTATAGGTACATCTGTAGATTTATATAGAGTAGCAGATAGACTCTATGAACATGAAAGAAGTAAGGTAGATATTCAACTAGGTGAATCACTTAGTGACATGAGGTATCGCCTGCATGGGTAATAAGTATATACTAAGTAGGGACTATGTACTAATTAGATATATAACTAGTATATATATGTAGCCCCCCCAGGGGGAATAACGTAGTTATAACACATAATATTCAATCTGTCAAGTTATAAGGAGAAAAAAGATGAAAAAATGGTCAGGATGCGATGAGGCTATTGTAGGACTAGGTCACAGATGTGGTTGTGAGTCTGTTGTAGTATATGATTACGATAAGTTAGTAGATGTATTTATACAACAAGGTATGGAAGAAGAAGAGTCTATTGAGTGGATAGATTTCAATATACTAGGTGCATGGATAGGCGAAGACACTCCTATAGTACTAATGGAGAACCACGATGAACACTAAGTATAGAACATGGGAGAAAATCGTTGCAAGGGCAATAGAGTATCCTATAGGCGAAAGTGATAATGATACACCTAGAACTGCTGTACTAAGGCAGAGACATGCTAAGATAGGATTCTATATGCGTATAGCAGAAAGATCTGTAACGTGGATAACCTGTTTCTTTATTGTTGCAGGGGTGATAAGGCACTGGTAATGGATATAAAAACATTAGACGAATTGATGGAAATAGCTTGGGACTTACCTGATAATGAAAGAGATGAAGTAGTACGTACTCTTAAACGTAGTGCAAGAGATAAAAAACTTGACAAATCAGTAAATTCGGATATGTATGTAAACCTATTAGAGAAATTTTATTACTCCCTAATTCATGGAAACGAGGAGACATCCACAGCAATTAGTTTGCCACACAGTTCCGTATTCTACATTAGGGCGGTAATAGAAGAAGATAAAGAGTTTATAGATAAGATTGGATACACACCTAGTCTCGCAGAAGTAGAGAAAGCTATGTATTTAGAAGGTATGCTACCGTGGGGGGAATACAGTGTACCTAATTGGTTTGCCAGGAAACATGCGTTTCGTAAAGATAAGAAATAGAATGTCCCTCTAAAGCATCTTGTATCCTTTTTTCCGAGGAGATCGTGGTACAGATTGAATCTTTACAGCATGTAAGGCACGGGGGTATGAGTATATCTTGTACCCCCCATTATAATAGGAAAGTACTATGAGTAAAAAAACATCAACCGAAACTATGTTAAAAGGTCTTGACGAAGGAAAGTTTCAATTTAAAAAAAAGAAACCACCTTCTACAGTAAAAAAAATAATTAAAGGCGTAGTTAAAAAGTTACCTTATGTAGGAGCTGTAGTAACAGCAGGATTAGCAGCTAATCAATTATATGAAACTGTTAAGTTTGAAAAAAACAGAAGAAAAAAGAAAGAAGTAATAGATTCTCCGACAGGAGCAAAAAGTGTATTTGAAAACAGTGACACTAAACCCTAGATGAAAGAAATGTTGTCAGATTTTATAAAAGTTATAGTATGTATACTAGGAGCAACTAGTTTATATACAGGTCTTGTCAGCTTAGTAGAAGATAACGTAGGATTATTTTTTTTATCACTACCATTTAACATTATGTTTATATGGTGGTATAGTAGTAAGATGAGGAGATACAATGCCGAGAAAAGCATCTAAACCTATACCAAAGACTACGAAAGGCAAAGGGGCTAATTATAGACCTACTAAGTCTGGAGCAGGTATGACTAAGAAAGGGGTAAAGGCTTATCGTAAAGCTAATCCTGGATCTAAGTTAAAGACAGCAGTTACTGGCAAAGTAAAGAAAGGTAGTAAAGCTGCGAAGAGAAGGAAGTCGTATTGTGCTAGATCAGCAGGACAGTTAAAAAACAGTTCAGCTAAAACTAGAAATGATCCTAACTCTCGTATTAGACAAGCAAGAAGAAGGTGGAAGTGTTAAATGGCTGCTAAGAAAAAGAAAACAACTAAGAAGAAAGGTGCTACACCTAGTAACCCTGGGTTATACTCAAGGGTAAAAGCAGCAGCTAAAAAGAAATTTAAAGTGTACCCATCAGCGTATGCTAACGGATGGTTAGTTAGGGAATATAAGAAACGTGGTGGTGGATACAAGTAATGGCTAAACCAACAGGAGGACTAACAGCCTGGTTTGGTAAAGGACCTAAAGGAGATTGGGTTGACATAGGTGCACCCAAGAAGAAAGGTAAGCTCCAACCTTGCGGTAGAAAATCTGCAAGTAAAAGTAAAAGATCTTATCCTAAGTGTGTACCAAGGTCTAAAGCTAAGAGTATGACTAAGGCACAAAAGAAAAGTGCTGTGACTAGAAAAAGATCTAAGTCTCAAGGAGTAGGCGGTAAACCTACTAATGTAAAGACTATAGTAAAGAAAAAGAAAACTACTAGAAGGAAGAAAAAGTAATGAAGAAAGTACCATCAAAAAATAAAGGTCTTGGTAAATTACCATCATCTGTAAGAAACAAAATGGGCTACATGAAAAAAGGTGGCACAATAGCGTCAAAGAAAGCTAAGGGCATGAAGAAAGGTGGTGTCCTTAAAAAAGCTAAGGGCATGAATAAGGGCGGTGTTCTTAAAAAAGCTAAAGGTATGAAAAAAGGAGGAGTACTTAAAGCTAAGGGCATGAAAAAAGGTGGCGTTGTAAAAAAGGCTAAAGGAATGAAAAGGGGTGGGGCAAGGACTAAGAAATAGTTCATGCGAAACCTTATATCAAACATACCCTACTTTAAAGTATGGGTAAGAAGAGAGTTTACAGCTAATCACCAAGACTACCACGGTGAGTTCTTACACGGATTAGCAATAGCTGTAAATTGTATACCAGATAGATCACTATCTTTTCAGATTGTATTTACTGGTTGTGAAAACGAATTAGATGAGCCTAATGTGCACGGTGGTGCTATGTGGGCTCGGATGCCAATACAAGCTTTGGTTGCTGATATACCCCTAGAAGAATGGGGTGAGAGAATGGAAAACCATTTATGTCAGCCTTGGGACTGTATGTCTAGGGAACATGAAGTAGTAGTTCTAGATAGAACATCTTCTTCACCTTGGTATGCTAAGATAGACGGAGAGTTTTACTTAGCTAAATATATCTTCACAGTAGATTATACTAATGATGATATAGCTGATAGCCCAGACCAACATAAACAAAGTCATGTATTATATTTGACTGAAGGTAAATGGAAAGGAAATATAGTAGCATTACCTAATAATAGAGTAAGAGTTACTAATCCTGCATTATGGGTTACAGGAGAAGGAGCTCCTGATTTTGCTCCTAGTCAATGGACTCACAGTAGTGAAGAGCATGAAAGTTATACAGATCCACATATAACTTTTAATAATTTATACGAGGACTAGTATGCCTAGAAACTATAAAAAGGAATATAAAAATTATCAAGGCACTACTACGCAGAAGAAAAGAAGAGCGTCACGTAATACTGCACGTAATAGAGCATTAGCTAAAGGTACAGTTAAGAAAGGTGACAATAAAGACATCGACCATAAAGATGGTAATCCTAAGAATAATAAAAAAAGTAATCTTAGAGCGATTTCAAAAAGTAAGAATAGGTCGTTTCCTCGCACTAAAACTGCAGGAAAAAGAATCAAAAGGAGAAAAAAATGAAAACTTTAATAATTGTATGTGTATTAAGTTTAGGTTTAGTAGGTTGTGCAGGGTCACAAATATCTGTAACTGCATCTGCACCGAAAGGTCAAGAGCTAGATATATCTATTAAAACTTCAGACAACAACGAGTAGTACTGTGGCTGATAAAAAAGTAAAGTCTCCTACTGGTAAAAAATGTGTCTTTGGGCTTATGGTCTTGACAAAAAAGAAAAAGTCTAGTAAGAAAAAGAAATAGAAAGTACGAGGGTATTAAGGAGTATAATATGGCTGAAGCAAAAGCAAAAGAAGAAATAACTAAAGTTAAATTTGAAAAAAAAGCAAAGGTTTCTAAAGTTGTTCCAAAGAAAGAAGTAGCTATGACTAAAGAGTATAATAAGTACGGTTTGTATTTAGGTATAGGTCTTTTAGCATTGATTATTATTTCTAGCATGGTAGCTAGTTAAAGATGCAAGGAGGGTTGTTAGTAACATCACCTGTAGCATTGGCTAACACCAATAGAACTACAATATATACTACGCCCTCCAACCATCGGTCTATTGTAAAACAAATTATGGTAGGTAATGTAGATGCAAGTAATGCAGCAACTGTTAAGATAGAATTGTATGATGCTTCTTCTACGACTCATTTTGCTCTTACAGGAGCAACTAGTGTAGCTGCTGATGGCTATCTCTGGTTAAACGATATTATCATAGGATTAGAAGCAGGTGATCTTATATCTGCTACAGCAGGTTCAGCTAATGATTTAACTGTTACAACTGTAGTAGAACAAATAGTAATAGGAGGGTAGTTTGACTCCCAAACAAAAAATTTTTATAAATGCTTTATTTGCAGAAGCTCAAGGAAATTATAGAGCAGCTATGGATATTGCAGAGTATTCTAAAAACACATCTATTAATGATGTACTAAAAGGATGTGAAGAAGATATTATATCATCCTCTAAAAATTTTCTTGCAGCTAATGCACCCAAAGCAGCAATGGCTATAGTAGGTGTTATTGATGATCCTGTAGAAATGGGGACACGAGATAAACTAGCAGCAGCAAAAGATGTACTAGATAGAATAGGCGTTAGTAAAACAGATAAGATTGAAGTCAAGTCTCCTCAAGGTATTTTTATATTACCTAGAAAAAATGATGATGAAGATGTAGATGACGGAACAAACGAATAAATACAAAAGAAGAACTTCTTCCACTATACCGTTTGGTTGGGTACTAGTAGAAGGCTCAAAAGATTTACTAGAAATAGTTCCAGAAGAAATAGAACTACTAGATAAAGCTAAAGAATATTTAAAAGGATCAAGCTATAGAGAAGTAGCTAAATGGTTATCAAGCAGAAGCGGAAAATACATATCTCATGTATCGTTATATAGAATAACTAAAAAGGATTTAAGTGAAAAAAGAAGAAGAGCAGCTAAACTTAGATGGGAACGTGCCAAAGCCAAGGCAAGGACAGAAACGCAAGAAGATCTCATCGCAGAAGCAGAAACTTACCGTAGCAAAAAAAGCCAAGAAAGCAGCTAAAATTAAATTAGCTTATGCAGAAAAAAAAATAGAAGCGGTAGAAGAAGAGCTTAGAGAAGAAAGACCTATAATATTTAGACCTAATGAAGGTCCGCAAACAGAGTTTTTAGCAGCAAGTGAAAGAGAAGTTTTATATGGTGGTGCAGCAGGCGGTGGTAAGTCCTACGCATTACTAGCAGATGTATTAAGGTATTGTGGTAATGGTAATCACTCTGCTTTAATTATTCGTAGAACAAATGATGAATTAAGAGAGTTGGTACAGAAAAGTCAGACTATGTACCCTCAAGCATTTAAAGGAGCTCATTGGAGCGAAAGAAAGTCTTTATGGACATTCCCTTCAGGTGCTAGGATATGGATGACATATCTAGAACAAGACAAAGACGTATTAAGATACCAAGGACAAGCGTTTACTTGGATAGGTGTAGATGAATTAACTCAGTATCCTACTCCTTACGCTTGGGACTATTTAAGGTCAAGGCTTAGAACAACTGATCCTTCACTGCCTATACATATGAGAGCTACAAGCAATCCTGGTGGACCAGGTCATATATGGGTTAAGAAGATGTTTATTAATCCTTCTCCTTATAATAAAGCGTTTGCTGCAACAGATATAGAATCAGGTAATGTTCTTAGGTATCCAGATGCACACGATAAAGCAGGAGAGTCCCTGTTTAAAAGAAGGTTTATACCTGCTAAACTAACAGATAATCCTTATCTATCTGAATCAGGTGAATACGAAGCTAACCTTTTATCTTTACCAGAAGTTCAGCGTAAGCAACTTCTAGAAGGGTCATGGGACATAGCAGAAGGAGCAGCCTTCGGAGAGTTTAACAGAGATATACATGTTGTTAAACCTTATGATATTCCTTCTTCGTGGAGAAGATTTAGAGCTTGTGATTATGGGTACAGCTCTTGGTCAGTAGTATTATGGATGGCTGCTAGACCAGATGGACATATTATAGTATATAGAGAATTGTATGTACGTAAAAAAACTGCAGATGAGTTAGCTGATATTATACTAAGAATTGAACGAGAGACAGACGATAGCATAGCATATGGCATACTAGACTCTTCTTGTTGGCATCAAAGAGGTCAAACAGGACCTAGTATAGCAGAAGCAATGATTCTTAAAGGATGTAGATGGCGACCTTCAGATAGAACAAAAGGAAGTCGTATAGCAGGTAAGAATGAGATACATAGATTATTAAGAGTAGACGAAGAAATGGATGAAGCAGGTATAGAGTTTTTTGAGAATTGTACGCAACTAATTGCAGAGATACCTCAACTACCTTTAGATAAAAATAATCCAGAAGATATTAATACTAAGATAGATTATGATCATGGCTATGACGCATTGCGTTATGGTGTAATGTCTAGACCAGTGCCAAGGTCTTTATTTGGTTTTGATGCAACTCAACAAATAAAAAAATGGCAACCATTTGATGAGTCATTTGGTTATTAAAGGGATATAATATGGCAGATGAAGAATTAGAAATAGAAGAGTTATTGTTAGATGATCAAGAAAGTGCTTTAGCAAAACATGTAAGCAGTTCGTTTACTAAGTCAGAAGACGCTAGGCGTGACCAAGAAACTAGATGGATAACTTCTTATAGAAACTATAGAGGAATTTATGGTAATGATAATCAATTTACTGACACAGAAAAAAGTCAAGTATTCATTAAAGTAACAAAAACAAAAGTAATAGCAGCTTTTGGTCAGATAACAGATGTACTATTTGCAGGACAGAGATTTCCTTTAGGTATTAATTCTACACGTATACCAGAAGGAGTTGCTGAGTCTGTACACTTTGATCCTAACGAACCTGATAACTTAACATCACCTTATGGTTTTCCTGGAGACGGTAATGATTTAGAACCTGGAGATACACAAAAAAGTTTAGAAGATCGCTTAGGCAATTTAGAATATTTACAAAATGATTTAAATTTAAAAGAAGGAGAAGGTTTAACTCCTACAGCTATAACGTTTCATCCTGCAGATGACGCAGCTAAAAAAATGGAAAAAAGAATACTAGACCAATTAGAAGAATCTTCAGCATCTAAACATTTACGTTCTGCTGCATTTGAAATGTCTTTATTTGGTACAGGTGTCTTAAAAGGACCTTTTGCAGTAGATAAAGAATATCCTAATTGGGAAGAAGACGAAGAAGGTAAAGTATCTTATAATCCTAAAATAACTACTGTACCTAAATTAGAATTTGTTTCTATCTGGAATTTTTACCCTGACCCAGATGCTAAAAATATGGAACAAGCTGAGTATGTAATACAAAGACATAAATTATCTCACTCAGATTTAAGAGGGTTAAAGAAACGACCTTTCTTTGATAGCGATGCTATTAATGAATGTATAGAAATGGGCACTAATTATGTCCGTAAATGGTGGGAGACACAAGTTGAAGATGAAGATACAAAAAGTTATAGCGTGGATAGATTTGAAGTTTATGAGTATTGGGGAAACATTGACAAAGACACTGCAGAAGATGCAGGTCTTGATATTCCTGACGAATACTCTGACTTGGACACAGTCCAAATTAATGCTTGGGTGGGAAATGGTAAAATCCTTAGATTGGCGATTAACCCTTTCGTTCCTAATAGGATTCCTTATTTTGCTGCTCCTTTTGAGCTGAACCCATATAGTTTTTATGGGGTAGGTCTAGCAGAAAATATGGTAGACACCCAACAACTAATGAATGGTTTTATGCGTATGGCGGTAGATAATGCTGTACTAGCAGGAAATCTTATATTTGAGATTGACGAAACTAATCTCGTACCAGGACAGGACTTAGAGCTCTATCCTGGTAAAATTTTTAGAAGGCAGGGTGGAGCACCTGGTCAGTCTTTATTTGCTACTAGTTATCCTAATGTGTCAAATCAAAACATGCAGATGTTTGATAAGGCTAGGGTACTTGCAGACGAAGCTACAGGAATACCTTCTTTCTCTCACGGTCAAACAGGAGTTACTGGAGTAGGTAGAACAGCATCGGGCATATCTATGCTAATGGGTGCTGCTCAGCTATCTATTAAAACAGTTATTAAAAATATAGATGACTATCTGTTACAACCATTAGGAGAAGCCTTTTACGCTTTTAATCAACAATTTGATTATGATAAAGAAATAAAAGGTGACATAGAAGTAAAAGCTAGAGGCACAGAAAGTCTTATGCGTAATGAAGTAAGAAGTCAAAGACTTATACAACTTATGCAAATAGGCAGTTCTCCTACCTTAGCACCTTTTATAAAGTTTCCTGTAATATTAAGAGAGATTGCTCATGCATTTGATCTTGATGCAGAAAAATTTGTTAATGATGAAAGAGAAGCTGTAAGACAAGCAGAAGTTATGAAAGCTGCGGGAATGATGCCTGCAGGACCTGCTGAACAAGCTCCTCAACCTACAGCACCAGAAGGAGGCGGTATACCTGCTTCTACTAATCCTGCTCAAACAGGTAATGGTAATATAGGACCAGGTGGAGCACCTGAGCCTGGTATGGAAGGATTTTCTGCACCTCCTCTAGGAAGCAATGAAGGAATACAATGATAAAAGAAACAGCTAAAAAATTACTACCGTGTTTAAACGATCCTAAGCATCTTGAAGCCCTCTCTCAATATGTTAAAGACAGGATAGATTCTCAAACAAAGAATCTTTATAGGGAGGTAGATCACTGTAAGATACATATGCTACAAGGATCAATTCAAGAGCTTCAACGATTTTTAACAATACGAGAAGAAGCTATTCAGTCAGCAAAGGAGAAATAATATGGCAGAAAATAAAAATATAATAACACCTGTAGGAGATGAAAGTAAAGGAGGACCTAGAGTCAATCCTTTAGTCAATAAAGCAAAAATAAATACTAAAGTTAATCCAAAAGTAAATCCTGATGCTAAAAGTTTAGCCTCATATAATGCTTTTTTAGAATTGGACAAATTAGCTAAAGAAAAAAATAAAAATAGTATGGCAGGGAGAACTATAATGGCAAACAAAGGAAAGTACATGGTAAACGCAAATGAATTAAGATCAGGTGGAGCATATATTAGAAAAGCTGCAGAAGGAAACATAGCAATGTCACCTATGGGCGGTATGCCACCCCCACCCCCATCACAAGAATCTGTATCACCTGATATGGCAAAAGAAGCAGAAAGTTTAGGAATAACTGTCGCACCTCCTGGTGCAACTGCAGAAGAAGTAGCAGACGATCAACTCGTTTTATTATCTGAAGGAGAACTTGTAGTACCTGCTAATGTAGTTAGGTATCACGGTCTAGCTCAGTATGAAAAAATGAGAAAGAATGCTCTTGATGGATTAAATGTAATGGATCAAGAAGGTCAATTAGTGAGCCCACAAGAAGAAGCTCCTGAAGGGTTATTAGGTCCTACTATGCCTGAAGGTGCTCCTGTTTAATGGTAAATAAAGCTTTTCAAAATTCTTTAACAGGTAGAGACAGTGAGAAATTTACTGCATCCTTACGTGAAGGAGGAACAATACACTCTTTACAAGACGGTGCTACAATAGAGGAAACAGTAGTTACAGGAACTAGAGATTCTTCTGCAAACTACTCTCCTTATTTTTCATTAGGGGGTAGTAGTAGTAGAAGAGTTGAAGATGTTATGTCTGCTAGTAGAGATATAGGAGATCAACTTTTTCAATCTGATCCTGAAATGTTTTCAAAATTTCACTTTGCAGGAAAAGCAGATGAAGAAGAAGGGCATGATTTTAAAGATGGAATTGGACCAAATATGAAAGAAGCTGTTAAAGATATAACTGATAGGAATAAAAAAAGGTATGGTACTACAGATAATGAAATTGAAAAAGGTGCGGATGCATTACTAAACATTTCTGATTTATATGGTACTGGAGAAATAGATGAAACTGTAGTTGTAGGAACTCCACGATACAACGATACTCTATCTAACATTAACAAACTTGAAACTTTTTATAGAAATAATTTTAACAAAAAAGCTGTAAATATAAATAAAGAAGCTTTAGCAGAAGCTATAACTTTAGCTTCTCAAAAAAATAATATTAATGCAGATTACATAACTCTTTTATTAGCTATAGAAACAGATTTAAGAGAAAAAGAAGTTAGTAGTACAGGAGCAAAATCTATTGCTCAATTAGCTCCTATAGCCTTAAAAGATGTAAATCAAAACTTTGATACAGATTATACTATGAAAGATATAACAGAAAATTTAAATTCTGCTGTAGATGCTCAAGCCAAGTATATAAAACTTGTTATAAAATATGCAGCAAATGCAGGATTAGATTCTACTGATCCTTCTATTATAGGTGAAATGTACAATGTAGGACCTAGCAACTATATAAAAGGTTTAGCAGACCCCTCTATACCTTTATCTTCTAACCCTAGATACATAGGAACAAGAGGAATAGAAAGAGGAGAAGCATTAGGCATAGATATTACAACTATACCTATACAAGAGTTTCCATTTGATGGTATGATACCTAATCTTAACCAAGGGGGTATAACTACAGAACCTTGGGGTGGATCTAATGCAAGTTTATACCCACCTCCTCAAAGAATAGAGAGTGCAGAACCTTCTAGCGTTCAAGAACAAACAGAACAAGTATTTAAGTAGACTAACTACTTAGCCCTAAGCAACAATGCTTAGTTTATGGCTACCTACTGACCCCTAGCAATAGGCAACTAAGTAGCCCCAACAAGGAGACGTAAATGTCAAACGAAGAAACAGTAATAAAAAGAGATGAAGACACAGGTGACACAATAATGCAAAAACCTGTAAGATACCAAAGAGCAGAACCTACTATGCAAGAATTAGCTGCAGATGAAGCTCTAAAAGAAAGAGAAGGAACAACTGAAGATTCAGAAACTGTTGAACAAACAGCTAGTGGACCTGAAGACGAATCATTTAAAAAACGTTATGGTGATTTGCGTAGACATATGCAAAAAACTACAGAAGCAAAAGATAAAGAATTATCTGATCTTAAAAAACAATTATCAGCAGCTACTAAAAAAGAGATGAAGTTGCCTAAAACTGATGAAGAAATTGATGCATGGGCTTCTGAGTACCCAGACGTTGCTAAAATTGTAGAAACTATTGCAATGAAAAAAGCAGTAGAACAAAACAAAGATATTGAAGAAAGATTAAATTCTTTATCAGAAAGAGAAAGACTGACATCACGAGAACGTGCTGAAATGGAATTATTACAGATACATCCAGATTTTACAGAAATTAGAGATAATCCTGAGTTCCATGATTGGGCAGAAGAACAACCTGATTACATTCAAAAAGCTCTTTATGAAAACGAAGATGATCCTCGTGCAGCAGCACGTGCCATAGATCTGTATAAAGCAGACATGGGAGTAAAAACACCTAAAAAGAAAACATCTAAAAAAGATGCAGCAAGAGCAGTGAATGTTAAAAGTTCTACTACTCCTGATAATAATGCTACAGGTTCTAATAATATACTAGAGTCAGAAGTAGCTAAAATGACATCACAAGAATATTCTGCAAACGAAGACGCTATTAGTAAAGCTATTCGTTCAGGCAACTTTGTATACGATGTTAGTGGAGCAGCTAGAGCTTAATAGCTTAACTGCTTGACAAATTACTATTTTTGTGTATGTATAGATAAATACACATTCGTGTAGACCAGAATTTTATATTCTCTACTCTACAATATTCAAATGAAATCCTACTCAGGCTACCTGATGTTATGGTCCTATTTATAGCTACCCATTTTCAGCATCAGCCCTTACGAAGTGGAGTTATCGTTTGTTAGCCTCTAAAAACTAAAAGGAGAAAAAGATGGCTTTTAAAGTAGCGTCAGGTTATACAAACCTACCTAATGGTAATTTCTCTCCAGTTATTTACAGTCAAAAGGTTCAACAAGCTTTTCGTAAGAGTTCAGTTGCTGAATCAATTACTAACAATGACTACTTTGGAGAAATTGCAAACTTTGGTGATACAGTCCGTATTATTAAAGAGCCAGAAATAACAGTTAAAGCGTATTCTCGTGGTACTACAGTCACACCACAAGACTTAGACGATGAAGATTTTACACTAACTGTTGATCAGGCAAACTACTTTGCTTTTAAAATGGATGATATTGAGGAAGCTCACTCTCATGTAAATTTTGAAAGCATGGCATCAGATAGAGCAGGCTATAGACTTCGTGATCAATACGATCAAGAAGTTCTTGGTTACCTATCTGGTTTTAAACAATCAGCTTTAAACACAGTTGCAGATACTACTAATGACACAGTATCAGGAACTAAAGCTGTAAGCACCGCAGGAAGTAATGAATTATTATCCTCAATGACTTTAAGTAAAGGTTCTTTTGGAAACATTACAACTTCTTCAGCAGGCGACCACTCTATCCCTCTAGCAGTAAGAATGCCTGGAGCGACAGCAGTAGCAACAGCTACCGCAACACCGCTTCAAGTAATTGCTAGAATGGCTAGACTATTAAATGTACAACAAGTAGATACAGCAGGTCGTTTCTTAGTCGTAGATCCTGTATTCATGGAACTATTATCAGATGAAGATTCTAGACTATTAAACAATGACACCGCAGATAAAGGTGGACTTGTAAATGGTATTTCAATCGGAAATCTACATGGTTTTGATGTATATGTCTCAAGTAACTTACCTTCAGTTGGTACTGGTTCTGCAACCTCTGGTTCAGGAAATCAAAATACTAACTTTGGCGTACTTGTTGCAGGACATAGTTCAGCAGTAGCAACTGCTTCTCAGATCAATAAAGTTGAATCTTATCGTGATCCTGAATCTTTCGCTGACATTGTCAGAGGGATGCAGATGTACGGAAGGAAAATACTTAGACCTGAAGGCATTGTGACAGCTAAATATAACGCAGCGTAAGGGAGATAAAACATGGCAACATATGATTTAACAGCTAAATCCACTACAGGCGTTAGTTCTGACTCAACAGCAACTCTACCAGGTAATCGTAGAGGAGCATATGTAATTGAAAAAGAATTAGATGTAGCAAAATTAGTAGCGGAAGGCACATTTGCCAACGTAGCTAGTGGCGACATTTTTCAATTATTAGAAGTTCCTGCTAATACTATTGTTATTACTGCAGGTGCTGAAGTCACTACAGTATTTACAGGTGGTTCTGCCACTGTAGATATTGACTTTGCAGCAGGGGATGACATCATTGATGGCGGAGACGTTTCAGCAACTGGTTATCTTGCAGCAGGTTCTAATGGTCAAGGCAATATCATAAACACAGCAGCAGCTAATACATTTACTGCATTAATTACAGCAGCAGACACTATTGACGTGAAAGTTGCAGCAACTGATACAGCTTGTGTTAGTGGTGTACTTAGAGTTTATGCGGTTCTTGCAGATGTTTCTTCTCAACAAACAGGAAGAGATGTTGTAGCTAGAGACTTAGTATAGATTTATTCTAGGATTAGGAGGGGTGAGTATTTCTTGCCTCTCCTACATTTAATATATGGCATATACATTTTTTACAGTAACAAATGAAGCATTAAGAAGACTTAACGAAGTAGAAATGACTTCTTCAGAATTTAGTGCAGCTAAAGGTGTACAAGCGTTAGTGAAAGACGCTATAAACAATTCACAAAGAGATATATTTACAAGAGATAGAGAGTGGAGTTTTGCATATGGATCTACTAGTCAGACTCTTACAGCAGGAACAAACGAATATGCAGTAACTACAGGTTTTATGAGTGTAGACATTGACACAGTTATGTTAGATAGAAATGATACACTAAACGTAGAAGAAAGAAGACTTATACCATTAACATATGACGAGTATATAGACACACATAAAGAAACAGACGAACAAAGAGATTCAGGAGATTACGATACACCTATATACGTATATCTAACTCCCGATTATAAACTAGGATTTAGTCCTACTCCTGATAAAGCTTATGTAATAAAATACACTTATTATAAAGCACCTACAGAACTAGAAGCATCAGATTCTGTGCCTGAAGTTCCTGCACAGTATAAAAATACGTTAATAGATGGTGCATTATATCATTTATATATGATGAGAGATAACATAGAGCAAGCAGACAGAGCTTCTAGAGCTTTTCAAGAGGGGATAGACTACATGCGTTCTACATTAATAAATAGATACATTAGGATGCGTGACACTAGAGTTAGTGGCATAGTCAATGACTGATAGGTTACAGGTAGCAAAAATACTGTCTGGCGGTGGTTTATATACCAATGAAAATTACTTAGCTCTTAGTGATAACCTACCAGGTGCAGCTACAGCTTTAGTTAATTTTGAAGTAGGGCAATATGGTGGCTACAGAAGAGTAAGTGGATACGAAGCACTAGACTCTACATACCATACTCCTGCAGGCACAGGACAAATATTAGGACTAGCTATATATAATGGTTCTATATATGCAGCTAGAAAAGAAGCATCAGGAAATGATTATGATGTATTAAAGTACGTAGCAGGAGTAGGATGGTCATCAACTAGCTTGACATCTGGACAAGTTGCTACTAATGTAACAAGAGTAAGAACACTAAATCACTCTTTTACAGGAAGTAAAACATTAATACTAACAGATGGTATTAATTTTCCAATGAAATTAGTAGACACTACATGGACAAAATTAAACGGATCGTCTGATGTAGATAATGCTAAGTTTGCAGAAACATATAGAAGCCATTTGTTTTTTGCAGGCATGAGTCAGTCTCCTCAATTATTAGTATTTACTGCACCTAATAGCGATAGCGATTTTACAGCAGCTAGTGGAGCAGGGGTAATAAATGTAGGCTTTGACATAATGGGCATAAAAAGATTTAGAGATGCTCTTTATGTATTTGGTAAAACAGATATAAGAAAATTAACAGGAAGTTCTACCGCTAACTTTAGTTTAGCAGAAGTTTCAAGTAGCGTAGGATGTCTTGCAAGTGATAGCATAATAGAAATAGGTGGTGATGTATTATTTTTAGCACCTGATGGAATAAGAACTATTCAAGCTACAGAAAGAATTGGTGATGTTGAATTAGCTACAATTTCAAAACCTATTCAAAATGCATTACAGTTAATAGATATTGATTTTACATACGACCAATTAACTAGTGTAGTAGTAAAAGAAAAATCACAGTTTAGGTACATGTTTGGTAAATCAGGTTTAAGTGCAACTAGTACTGCAGGATTTATAGGGTCATTAAGAACATCGGACCAAAGAGCAGGATGGGAGTTTGGAGATTTAAGAGGTTTTAGAGCTTCTTGTGCAACTAGTGGTTTTATAGGAGACGATGAATTTGTTTTACACGGAGACTTTGATGGTAAAGTGTATAGACAAGAAAGAGGTGGAACATTTGGTGGAACTAATGTGTTCGCTTCTTATAAAACACCTTTTTTAGATTTTGGTAATCCACAATTAAGAAAATTGTTTAGTAGAGTAAGTATATTTACTAGACCTGAAGGAGATAATAACTTTTTGGTTACTGCAGATTATGATTGGGATGATGCAGATGTATTTAGTCCTACAGACTATACAATAGCATCTACAGGAGCTAAAGCAGAGTATAGAGATACTGCAACAAACTATAATACAGCAGGTTTTGTATATGGTGGTGCAACTAAGGCAGTTATTAAACAAGGAATACAAGGTTCAGGAAGTTCTATGTTGTTACGTTTTGTTACAACAAGTAGTGCAAACCCTTATAGTATATTTGGTTTTGCAATTCAATATGAGGAGGCAGGGTTAAGATAATGGCAGGATATGCGAGACAGAGTTCTAGTAGTATTGCGGATGGGGAAACAATTACAGCAGCCCCACTCAACAGTGAGTTTGACGCAGTATTAGCGGCATTTGCGTTTAGTGGAGGTCACAACCATGACGGTTCTTCTACTGAAGGTTCATATGTAGGTATTTTAGCAGATGTTGATGCTTTAAATAAAGTAGTAGTTGACACATCTAATAACAGACACGGATTCTTTGTTCAAGTTTCTTCTTCTGCAGTAGAACAAATAAGAATACAAGATGGTGCAATAGTTCCAGTAACTAGTAATGACATTGATCTTGGTACAAGTTCTTTACAATATAAAGATATACATATAGATGGTACTGCTTATATAGACACTCTTGAAATACATGTAGGTGCTTCTTTATCTGCAGGCGTATTATCTTTACCAGATGGATCAGCTTCTGCTCCAGTAATTACAAATACAGGCGATACAAATCAAGGTCTATACTTCTCAGGTACAGATGAAATGTCATTTACTGCAGGAGGAACTGCTCAAGTTACTTTTGCTGATGGTGTTATTAAACCTGTTACAGACAACGATGTAGATTTAGGTACATCAAGTTTACAATTTAAAGACATTCATATTAATGGTACAGCTAATATAGATACACTTGCAGGTACTACTATGAGTGGTAACTTAGCTATGGGTAGTAATAAAGTTACAGGTCTTGCTGCTCCTAGTGCAGATGGCGATGCTGCAAGAAAAGTATATGTAGATGATTCTATTGCTTCGGCTGAAGGTCTTACACAATTAGCAGGTAATATAAATGTAAATGGTTTTCACTTCTTTGGTAGTTCTGGAGAAGACATTAAGTTTAAACCTGTAGGTAGTGCATCAATATTATCTACACAAGATACTGATGGAGAGTTTGTAGCTCTTGTTCTTAGAAACGAAAGTGATGCTGCAGACACAACAGGTATAGCTTCTCTTAGATTTGATTTAGAAGACACAAGTGGAAATACAGTAGACGCTGCTAAAATAGCAGTTAAAAAAGAAGCATCCTTTACTTCTACTGCAGCAACTCAAGATTCTTCTATGGTATTCTCTACATCCTTAAATGGTACACTAACAGAATATTTAAAACTAACAAGTGCAGGTATATTAGAACCTATAACAGACAATACTGTAGACATTGGTACATCTGCAAAACAAATTAAAGATATTTATGTACATGGGACAGCTTACCTTGATGCAATAGGTTTTGGTACTACTTCTATAACATTACCTACAGCAGACGGTTCAGCTAACCAAATATTAAAAACAAATGGTTCAGGTACTTTATCATTTGCTGATGATACAGGAACTACTATAAACAATGCTGCAGAAAACAGATTAGTTACCGTAGCATCTACAACTACACAAGTAGACGGAGAAGCTAATCTTACATTTGATGGTACAACACTTACCTTAAATGGTAAACTAGCTATGGCTTCTAATGTAGCAGGTACAATTCTTATTGCAGATGGTACAGATTTTGAGCCCACTGCTGTTGGAGATTTAAGTGCAGTATCTTCTGTAGCCAGTGATGATGTTCTTCTTATTGTGGATACTTCAGGCGGTGGATTAAAGAAAATTACTCGTAGTACTTTAGTATCAGGTCTTGCTACATCAAGTGCTATATCTAACATAGTAGAAGACACTAGCCCACAATTAGGCGGTAATTTAGACGCACAAGATAAAAGTATAACAGATGTAGGCATTTTAGGTTACAGCTATGGGGCTAGTGGTAGTCCAACAGTACTTACAGTTACTGTAGCTTCTAAAACATCAGGACATCCTTACAATGGCGATGGTAGCTCAAGTGCTTATTTTTTAAATGGTGCTGAAGCTCCTGCTATTAACTTAAATGGCGTAGATAGCGTTACATCTTCTTCAGGATATTATTACAAATTTGACCAAGCAGATAGCTCTAACAGTGGACACCCATTAAGATTTTATTTAGATGCTGCTAAAACTATAGCTTATACAACTGGTGTTACAACTAGCGGTACACCTGGTACTGCAGGTGCTCATACAACTATAGCAGTTACAGACCAGACTCCAAGCACATTATATTATCAATGTTCTTCTCATGCTTACATGGGTAACTATGCTAGTGTAGATTCAGCTAATATAACATCTAGTGGTGCAGTAAGTATAGACGCAGTAGGCGATGTTACTATAGATGCAGACGGTGGAGACATAGTATTTAAAGATGCAGGTACTACATTTGGTAGTGCTACTAATACTTCAGGCGATTTAATTATTAAATCAGGAACTACAACTGCTTTAACTTTTGATGGTGCTAATGCTACTGTTGCAGGTAATCTAGTTGTTACTGGTAATCATACTGTAAACGGAACTACAACAACTGTAAACTCTACTACAGTAACTATTGATGATCCTATATTTACATTAGGCGGAGACGGTACTCCAGGCTCTGATGACAATAAAGATAGAGGTATTGAATTTAAATATCATACAGGTTCTGCAGCCAAAGTAGGTTTCTTTGGTTGGGATGATTCTGCAGGTGCATTTACATTTGTACCAGATGCTACAAATTCTTCTGAAGTATTTAGCGGTACAGTAGGTAATGTTATTTTTGGTAATATTGCAGGAACATTAACAACAGCAGCACAAACAAATATAACTTCTGTAGGTGCTTTAGATGCAGGTTCTATAACTTCAGGATTTGGTGCTATTGATAATGGTACTTCTGGAATTAGAACAAATACATTTACAGCAGAAACTTCTGTTGTACCTGATGCTTCAGGCGGTGCAGATTTAGGTAGCACATCTCTTGAATGGGGTGACTTATATATTGCAGACGATAAGAAAATTTATCTTGGATCAGATCAAAACTTTAGTATTGAATATGATGAAGATGGTAATGATACCACAGCTATTGTAGCTGCAAATGGTGTTGCTTTTGCTCCACACGGTACAGGTACAGGAAATGGTACAGAGTTAAAATTTCAAGAGTTAGCAGCTAATGGTGCAAACTATGTAGGATTTAAAGCTCCAGATGCTATAGCTTCTAATGAAGTGTGGGTATTACCTAATGCAGATGGTTCAGCAGATCAAGTTCTTAAAACAGATGGTTCTAACGCACTAGCTTGGGTAGATCAAGCAGGTGGTGGGACTGTAAATATGGTTGCAGATGGTGCAATTACCGCAGGTAAACCAGTAGTATTAACTAGTGCAGGTAAAGCACAGCAAGTTGCTCAAACTGTTGCAGTAGCTTCTAGCCCAACTAAAACAGCCATAGTTCAACCTGGTGCAGGTGGTAATGCAAACGATACTACAGATAAAGCTGTAAGTTGTGTATTTGATCCGAGCACCGATCACTTTGTTTTAGCATATAAAGACACAAGTAATAATAGTGGTTACGGAACGATTATAGCAGGTAAAACCTCTGCAATTACAAAATCAGCATCTGGTATAACTCTTGGAACAGCTACTGTTTTTGAATCTTCTGTACTACATGAACAGCCTCATCTTTCAGCAGGAGGTAATAAAGTTCACGTATCCTATAGAGATGCAAATGGGACAGGTGTAGTAAAAAGTGTAGCTGTAACTGCAGGCACATCAGCTACTGAAGTAGGATCTGCTGTACATTCGTTTTCTTCTGCTTTTGCACCTGCTAGTGCAGGAGAACAAAGACTGTCAACTAGTAGTGCAGGTACTACTGCAGGAATAGCATATGACACGAATACTGATAGGTTTTTAATAAATTATACAGATTCTAGTAATTATGGAACAGCAGTAGTAGCACAACTTTCTAATACAGCTACTGGTGCTATAACCTACGGTACTCCTGTAGTATATCACTCAGCTACTACAAGACTTAACCCTAACAACCATGCTCACTTTGATTCTAGTACTAATAGAGTAGGACTTATATATATTGACCAAGCGAGTAATTATGATGTACAAAGTTTAGTAGCTACTATAACTGGTGGCACAACTAACTCTGTAGCATTTGGTGCACATGAAAGAATACTAAGCGGTACAGGAAATCAAGAGTGGAGTCTTGTGTATGATCAAAATCTTAATCGTTTTGTTGCTTTTGGTGTCCGTTCAAATGATTTTAAAGCAGGTGTTGGGTATATAACTGGAGGCACTACAAATACCTTCCATTGGGGTAGTATAGAAACCATGAATTCAGGTAATACTTTATTCGCTAGAATGGCTGTAGACACAAATAATTCAGGTAAAGCACTTGCTCGTTATACTACTATAGATAGCCAAGATAGATCCAGAGCTCGTGTAATTACTTTCACAGGAGGAACAGATAATGCAATCTCTTCAGGATCGCAGGCAACTATAGCAAATGGTGAATATACAAACTATGGTCATATGGCATTTGACCCAGTCAATAATAGATTTTTAGAAGCGTATACCGTCAGCAAAGAAAGTAATGTAGGTTATCAAAGGGTACTGACTTACTCTGGTACAAATGTAAGTTCAGGAACTCGTACTCAAACAGGCAGTTTTACTGGGCATACTAACAGTAATACAATGTATGATCATAGTATTTTGTACGCAGGAGGGACTTCAGGACAATTTTATTATACATGGAGAAAGGGATCAGGAACTGATCATAAAAAATTTACAATAGTTGATACAGACTCAAGTTTAAATACATCGTATACTGCTTATCCTGATTTTCTAGGTGATGAAGATTCAGAAGGCACTTGGTCGAGTCCAACTATGATTATAGATCCAGACTCAGGAAAATTAGCTATTGCTTATGCTGATGGCTCAAAACCAAATATGGTTATGGTAAATCCATCTATTAATCCTGATCCTCTAGGGTATCACCAAGCTTATGACACAGCTAATAATTACATACATTTAGTTTTTTCTAGTGGTACTTCATCTTTTGTACTGCCTATTTATTATAATTCAGGAACTGATGCCTACACTGCAGGAACTGCTTCAGCACTTATAAGTGGTGCTATATCTACTAGAGAGTCGTCTATATTATTTGATACAGATACAAATAGATCAATAGTTGCGTATAGAGATACTGAAAATTCTGATGTTGGAACTGCTAATGTTATTCAATCTACAGGAACAGCAGGCTCTCCTACGGTAACTATAGGAGCAGATGCAACATTTGATGGTACAGACAACTGTGCAGATGTGTCTTTAGCGTATGATACGGCTAATAATAAAGTATTTGTTGCTTATGTTAATACATCAGACACTAAAATAAGAGGTTCTATAGGTACTATTACAGCAGGTACTAACGCTGTTAGTTTTGCAGGAACTGCGGATATATATAATTATAGCTCTGCTCCAGGAGGGATAGACATAGCATACGACAGTGATAAAGGTCTAATTGATTTATTTGCTAGAAACGCTGACTCAAGCAACCAATTTGGAGACATGCAAATTACTCCTGCCGCATCTTCTTTTAGTGTTTCTAACAGTAATGCTTTTACCCATATTGCTCAAGAAAATACTGTAGGAACAGGATCAGCAGCTTATGGGGCAGGTTTTGGAACAATAGTAGGCGTTCATAGTAACGGTCAAAGCAATAAAGTAGGCACTCAGCATAGATTTTATCTAAAGACAATAACAACAAATTTAGATGATGGTAATTTTTTAGGCGTGGCAGCAGCAGGAATATCAGACACAGCCACAGGTAAAATTACTATATTTGGAGGAGTAAATGAAAATCAAACAAGTCTAACTATAGGAAATCATTACTTTACTAATTCCGAAGGAGTTGTAGGTTTATCTGCAGATGCATTTGGAGGAAGATACTTAGGACACGCCATAGCTGCCGATAAAATAAAAATGAGAAAAAATGAAGGTTATATATACGGTATATCTAGTAATGCAGTTCCAAGAGGAAACCTTATGCTTGTTGAAACTAACGGAACTTTAACTGCGTGTAGTGGAAGTACAACATCTGTAACCGAAGAAAATTTTATAGGCTTTGCAACAAAAAGTGTAGATGCGGGAGCACAGGTTGAGGTAGCTACTCATGGACAGATAATAACTCTTCCGTTTACAACAACAAGTACTGAGTTAGTAACAGGGCAGGCATACTATAGTACTGCGGGTGGAACAATTAGCACAACACCAAGTGCTATAGCGGTAGGCAGAGCTTTGTCTGAAAACCAACTTTTAGTAGGGTATCAAGTACACGCTAACTAATATTAATTTAAGGAAAAAACAAAATGCAAACAATAGTAAGAAACGAAACTAATATAAGTCTTTATTATCTAACCGATAGTAAAACTGTAGATATTACTTCCACAGAAACCACAATTAGTGAAGGAGGTACGCCAGAATTTATTATAGCAGATTGCAACTCAAGCAACGCAACTTTACATACAGACGTAGACGAACAGGCTACTTGGTGGGGTTGGAAATATAAACACGATGGTTCTTCATGGTCAGCCAATACAGATTATGTAGGTATTAATATTCTTTCATCTAGTGTTAATGACTCTGTGACAACTATTCCTGTTGGTAATACCAACCCATTTACAGCGTCTGGTACTGTGCAAATCAATGATGAGAAGATTACGTATACTGGAGTAGACGGAACAAATCTTACAGGCTGCACTAGAGGGACTGCATCAACTGATGCTGCAAGTCATATCTCTGGCGATACTGTAACACAAATATAATAAGGAGAAAACATGCCTACTAAACCAACAGCAAGTGTAGTAAACCAAAAAATAGACGACCATGTAGATGCTTGTACGAGTAGGTATGAAGCAATAGATAGAAGACTGTATAGAATAGAAGCAATACTTATAGGAGCAAGTGTTTCTGTAATAGGTTTGCTAATAAAGATTATAATGAGCTAGAGAGAGAAATATGCCAAAAAAACCATTAACACAAAAAGAATTAGCTAAAAGAAAAAAAGCCTTAGAAAAACAAATGGCTGCTAATGGTCAGGCTATACCTAAAGGTTTTTCAGGTTTTAATATTACTCCTGATATACAAGCAAGAATTGACGCAGCAGTTGCATCAGCTCAAAATAACAATACTGTAACTCCTGCTGTTGACACAACTCCTGCTGTTGACACAACTCCTGCTGCTACTACACAGGCAACTAATACAACATCAGGCGGACAAACTATTAATACACCTTTTGGAAATATTACTATACCTCCTGGTGGATTTGGTGGAGATACAGTAGCACAAACTACTACTACTGTGCCTGGTGGGACTGGAGAAGATGTAACTGTGCCTGGTGGTACAGGAACTGATACAACTGTGCCTGGTGGTACAGGGACTGATACAACTGTGCCTGGTGGGACTGGAGAAGATTCAACTGTGCCTGGTGGGACTGGGGAAGATTCAACTGTTCCTGGTGGGACTGGGGAAGATACAGAAGAAAAACCAGATGAAACAGTAAACAAAGAACCTAATTTTGTAGAGATAGGAAGATCAGAGCCTGATCCTACAACTGGTAAATATATTATTACACAACGAGATATAAACCCTAATTCACCTAGTTATAATAGAACTAGACCTATAGAAGCACAAGGTCCTATACCCAAAAAAGATGAAACACCTGGTTTCTACGATCCTACAAAACCTAATGAAGGATGGGATGGAGACTATTCTAATAATTGGAGTTCAATGGGAGCAACTCGTTATGTACCTATTGCAGGGCAAGAACCTAGTCCTATGACTATTGAACAATTAACTCAGATGGGTGCACAAAGAGGTTATATTAATGATGTAGCTGTTACACAAGTAATGCCTGATGACGGAAAAATGCCTCCTACATGGGGGAAAACTCCTATATACGTATACTACAATCCTGGCTCTAGTGGGGGAACAAGTGGTATAGGAAATATACCTGCTATGACTATGGTATATGATAACAATGGATATTTAATGACTAAAGGAAATGGAATGCCTATGAATGCATTTAGCCCAGATAGCTATACTATATTAGGAGCTATACCTGCACCTGGAGATGACGATGGTGGTGATCCTACTCCTGGACCTACTCCTGTTTTACCTATAGACCCTGAAACAGGTGAACCTTTTGATCCTATTAAATTTTCAATAGAGCAAATAAAAAAACCTGGTCTTCCTGAAGGCACTGAGTTTAAATTTACAGAACAAAAATTTAACCCTAATGAAGAATTAATTCGCCCAGAAGAATCTAGATTAGACCCAAGTATATCAGGCACTTTAACAACTGGCGATACAGATACTGCAAGAAATACATTAGAAAGAAATGCTAATACATATACTGCAGACCAAATGTATGATGAAATAAAAAGATTGTATGGTGAGAATAATGCTGTAGATAAAGAAGTAATAGCACAATTTGGCGACCCTTCATTAAAATCTTTAGTACTAAATGACGCTGCAGATGATATTGTAGCACGTAATCAAGGTACGTATACTGTAGATGCAAGTGAGTTACCTTCTCGTAGAGGCATGATGTCTGATCAACCTGTACAAATTTTAGGTGCAAACGGTGAAGTAATTGGTGTAGTACCTGCAGGAGCAGAATTACCTACTGCTGCAACTATAGCAGCATTTGGCTCAGAAGTATTAGGAATAGCAGAAAGAGCTACGAGTGATTTTGTATCTGATGAAGAAGGGGCTAATAGAACACAAGATGAAGTAACAGAGCTAGAAAGAGTAGCAGCTACTCAAGGTGGTCAAATATTAGAAAGAGCACTAGGTAAAGATACTGCTAGTTTAAACGCTACGGAACTAGCTGCAGCACCCGCTGTAGAAAAAGCCTCTAATATAGTGGGAGAATATTTTCCTGCAGCAGTAGAGGGTGATGTAAATGCACTAGATACTGTAAGAGGTCAATTAAGTTTATTAATGACTGATTTTGATGACGGTATGCCTGATTGGGCAGCAGGATCTATACGAGTTGCTAATCAAGTTATGGCAGAAAGAGGACTAGGAAATAGTTCTTTAGCAGCAGCTACTATAGTACAAGCTGCACAAGAAGCTGCACTACCTATTGCACAAGCAGACGCACAAGTATACGCCAATATGAATTTAACTAACTTAGCTAATAAAAATAAATTTGCACTTGATAATGCTGCAGCAGCTAGAAACTTTAGATTACAAGATTTATCTAACGCACAACAAACAGAGTTAGCAAATTCTGTACAACGTTATCAACTACTAAGTGCTTCATTAAGTAACTACCAAGCAGCAGTATTAGCAAATTCTCAAATGTCAAATGCACTACAAGAAAAAGATTTATCTCGTGGTCAACAAGAGCAAGTAGTAAATGCAGCTCGTTATGCAGAACTAGAGAACATAAATTTAACTAATGAGCAACAAGCTCGTATTACAAACGAAGCAAATAATTTAACAGTAGATATGGCAGAATTATCTGCTAAAGAAAAGGCTATTCTTGCAGAACTACAAGTTCAAGGTGCTTTAGAGGGAAAAGAACTTGACAATATACAACAGGTTAATATAATTAAAGCATCTAGATATGCTGAAAATGCTAACCTAGATTTTACTGCAGAACAGACACGGGTGTTTTCTAATTCTAAATTATTAGAATCATTAAACTTAAATAATTTAGATTATGATCAGGCTCGTGTATTACAAAATGCTGCAAACTATTCTCAAATGGATAATGTAGAATTTAACAATAGACAAGCAGCCCAAGTAGAAAATGCTAAAAACTTTTTATCTATGAATATAGCTAATCTAACAAATGATCAACAAGCTACTATACTGTATTCTCAACAGCTACAACAAGGTTTATTATCTGATCAAGCAGCTCAAAATGCAGCACTACAATTTAATGCAACTAGTGAAAACCAAGTAGAACAATTCTATGAAAATTTAACTGCAGACATTAGAAAGTTTAATTCTACTCAAATGAATGCAATGGAACAATTTAATTCAGGACAAGCTAATGCAATGGATCAATTTAACGTTACATTACAAGATCAAAGAGAAAAATTTAATGCTAATAATGCTCTTGAAATAGAACAAGCAAATGTAAATTATAGAAGAGAGTTAAACACTTTAAATACAGCAGGTCTTAATGCCGCAAATCAACAAAATGTATTAAATCGTTTAGAGTTATCTAATCAAGCTTTATCAGAAATATGGCAAGAATATAGAGACACTACTGCTTATGCTTTTAATAAAGGCGAAAATCAAAAAGATAGAGATTTTAATTTAATGATTGCTACTATGGATGCAGATTTACAAAAGTATTTTGCATCAAAAGAAACAAGTGCTAATAAAACATCTAATATATTAAGATTTGTAAGTAATATATTTTCTAGTTATATGGCATCAGACATTAGGTTAAAGACTAATATTGTAAAACAAAAAACATTTAATAACGGCTTAGGATGGTATACATGGGACTGGGTAGAAAAAGCTTTACCTTTATCTAAAGTTGATCCTAATATTACAGAAGGATTCATAGCTCAAGAAGTAGAAAAAGTTTATCCTGAATTAGTTTCTACAATAGATAATTATTTAGCTATTATGTTTGACGAGGTTCTTCATAGAACAAGAGGAGAAAAATAATGGGATTACTAACAGCAATAATAGGAACAGTAGCAGGGGCAGTTCTCGGAAGTAAAAGTAAAAGTGGTGCTCAAATTGGTTATAAAGAAACTGATTTAGGTAAACCAGGAATTTCTAGTGAGTTTTTTATAGGCAAAGGTCTTAGAAAACCTAAATCTATAAACACAAGAAGTGCTCGTGTTTTTAAACCTACATTTTATGGCTTTGATAGCAAAATAGCTGCAGCTTTTAAAGATTTAGAAGATCAAGATACTATAAAACAATCAAACTACAGTAAAAAACTTTTTAGAGCATTGAGCTAAAGGAAAATTAAATGGAAAAAGAAATAGATAAAGATGTACATTATACTCCTAACGGAAAAGAAATAGATTTTTTTAGTCGTACTCCTCCTGGATATTCTCTAACACAGCCTCCTAAAAAATTTCCTTGGGATAAACCTCCTATATATACTGACCCTGAAGAAGCATATGAATGGCTAGAAAAAAATATGTATAAAGAAGAATCTATATTAGAAATAATAGATTTGTTAGAAATGGAAATGTCTCCTACTCTTATTGCTCAATCTGTACTTACGATGGGGTATGCTAAAGGTCTATGGACTCCTGACATAGCTGAACTCATAAAACCTGCTATTATAACTGATATAGTTGTAATAGGAGCAAAAGCAGAAATTGATATTAATTTTGGTAATGAAGATGTTTATATAGACTATAAAAAAATGAATAAAGAAATAGATACAGATAAAGAAATAGATGTAAAAGAAAATGTTTCTACAGAAAGTTCTGTACAGCCTGAAACAGAAATAAAAGAAATACAAAAAATGTTAGATAAAAAAGGCGGTTTAATGAGTAAGGTAGGAGAATAATATGGGGTGGAGTGACGTATTTAATGAAGGCATGGAAATATCTTCTGAGATTTTAGAAGGGCAAAATGCTGATCTACAACAAAAAAAAGAAATAGTAGACTCTACGGTTAAAGGTAACTTACAAACTGCAGGAGAAGCTGCTAAACTTAAAAATCAACATAATTTAGCTATTGATCAATTAGTTAAAGTAATTATGAGTGAACAAGATATTTCAAAACAAGAAGCATTTAAAATAGCTATGAGTTTTATTTCAAGCGATCAAGTCGGTAAAGCAACAAATGTAAAAGGAATAAATTATCCTGACCTTATTACAGATAGCCCAAGTACAGTTATAGGAAATTGGAGAAAAAAGGGAAACTTTTTTATAGATCCTACGATAAATTTAGATCAATCTATAACAGCTTTAAATACTGGCTACCAAAAAGGTGATGAATATACAGGGACTGGAAAACCTACAACTTTTACAGAAGGGTTTCAAAATGTTATTAATCCTGATAGATCCCAAAAAGCTAAATATTATGGAGCAGCTTCAAGTCTTGAATACGAAGGATTAGTAGATGTAGACGGAACACCTTTAACTGCTAACAAAGTATTTGAGTTAACTAACAATACTCCTCCTGAATATGTAGGAATAGATACAGCTACGTATGATAATGCTTTAGAAAAAGGTTATATATCTGTTGCTACTAAAGATCAACGAATGAAAGACGGAAAATTTATGATGAGTATTAACCCTGTGTATGAATCGTTTGGGATTAACTATTCTCAATTTAGGTCAAACATTAGAAATTCTTTTGGTACTTTAATTAATACTACAGTAGGATCGGCAGTACTAAGCCCAGATTCAGGAGATTATTCTGTTACAATAGAAGACGTAGGAACTAATTCTTTTAAAAATTTTGCATCATTAGCCTATGATGTAGCAGGAGTTCAAGGTTCAGTATTTCAACGTATTAATGATCAAGTTCCCGCAACTCTTAGTGATGAAATTATAGCTGCTTATAGACCTATGCTTGAAGAAGTTAAAACACTAGATCAAGAGTATATAAATTTTAATAAAATAGCAGCAACTGGATCTGTTGCTACTGGAGATAAAGGACTTAAAGAGTTACTCAATAGTGATATAGGAAACCCGCAAAAATTAAAAGCAATACAAAATAGATGGAACAGCTTATTAAAAAATAAAGATCTTGAAGAATTGTATAACTTAGAATCTACTGAACTTATTTTAAATGAAAACGGTCAAACAGCAGGATATAGAGTATATAAACCTTTTAAAGGCATTATAACACAAAATGCAAACACAGGAGAATATGTAAATAATGTAAATAATTTAAGTTTTAGTGCAGTACAGGCTATATCAAAAGATTTTATAAATAATGAAAATGGTATTTCTACTTCTAATGGTGAGGCTATTATAAAAAGAACTATAGCAGAAAGAAAAAGATTTGAAGGTACTACAGAATTAAAAGCTCAAGGAGGTAGTGATACTATAGACAGCGTTGTTGTAGGTACTGATGGCATAGTTACTGATACTGATACAGGGTTAGAAATAGGACAGAGTGATGTTGATAAATATGGAGTAGAGACTAATACAAGTACAGGTACAGGAAACGGAACTAATGAAGGGGGCAAAGATCCAAACGTAAACGAAGTAATAAATGACATAGTTTGGATAATTCCTACTTCAGAAAATGCTGAAGAGTTACTTGCACAAAAAAATCAAAGAATACAAGATGATTATATAGCTTCAGGTGGGAAGTTAGGTAAAGATGGAGGAAGATTTCCTCAATGGATCAGAGAAATATCTTCTGAAGGAGGAGCTCTTGATCAGAAAAAACTAGCTAGAAAAATTAAATCTTTAGTAGCAGGTTTTAAACCATCAGGAAGACCATTAAACCCAGAAAAAAATATAGCAGAATTAAAATCAATGATGGCTACAGAAAAAGGTGGTTTTGGTGACTATGTAAGTGCGTTACCTGAAGTACAAAGTGCTATTGAGTATATTAATAGCGTTCCTGAATACGCTTCTTTATATAATGCTGAAGAAGATAATGTTAATGAGATAGCATCAGGAGGAGTGAGCCCAGAAATATCTACTGCAAAACCTATGTATTTAGGAGGTATTATGACACCTCGTTTAAACAGTGGAGGAACAATAGATGAAACAGTAGTAATAGGAACAAGAGGCGGAGGATCTCGCTTTGGAGGATTTGGAGGATTAGGAGGTAGAAGTAACAGCTACGGACTTGATTCTTATGATTTTAGTGTACAAGACTCTAATATGATGGAAAAAGACTTAGCAGGAGATCGTTCTATGTCTAAGGAAGAACGAGAAGAAGAATATGATAAAATGTATAACTATGCAGATACAGAAAGAAAAAAACTAACAGTGCAAGAAATGTTTGGAGACGACTCTGAAAAAAAATCTTTAAATAGTTTGAACGTTGCTGCTATAGAAAACTTTAAAGAAGATTTACCTGCAGCTATAGAAGCAGCATCTATTGAAGGAACGGTTGCAGACAATCCAAGAAATATAGGAGAATCAGCTTTTCAAAACTTATCAAGACGTTTAGTAGAAGGAGACGACTGGCTCTTTGGAGGAAAAGATACAAAAGGTTTTGAAAAGTACAAAAATGCAATGGGCGTAAATTCTAACTACGTATTTAATGTTCCTGCAGGACTAGGAAGTGTCTACACCTATGATGCTGATGGAACACCATATAAAAGAGACTAGGAAACAATCAATAATGTCAACTAAAAAACTTAATTACGAGTATCTATTAAAAGAAGAAACTCAAAGGGAAGTAATACAACCTTTTGTAAAAAATATGTATGGAAAAAATATTCAAGATACAGAAGAGGCTACTAAACTTTGGTTAGAGCATAATAGAAAATTTAATATAGGTAATGAGATTACTGTATTAGGAGATCTAAGCTACGTTAGAGATACAAATGACATTAATGGCACAAATCAACTAGACAGATTAACTAATTATAAAAGATCTACTGCATTATTTGATCAGTATGAAGGAGGGTTTAGTAGCTCAGAAAATAATTTTAATGTTATAGGAGACTATGTTGAAGGATTTTTAAAATCTCCTTCTTTGTACCTTTCTTTATTTGTAGGAGGTACAGGTAAAGGTGCACAAATGGCTGCTAGTAGAGTTACACAACAGGCAGTTAAAGAATATGCAAAATCTCACGGTAAGAAAGTAGTAGGTAAAAATTTTAACAAATCTGTCCGAGAACAAATGTTAAAAGCGTATGGAAAAGAATACGCAAAAAGTCAAGCTGTTAAAGCAGGGGGAGTTGAAGCAGGTATAGCTGCTCTTACAGATGTAGGAAGACAAAATGTAGAGCTTACAGGAGCTAATTTACAGTTACCTTATCAAGGAAGAACAGAGTATAGCTTAGGACAAACTTTAGGAGTAACTGCTTTATCAGGAGCAGTAGGAGGTGCTTTAACGTATCCTATGGCAAAGTGGCAAGCAGGAAAAGCTAATAGAATAGCTAACATAATAGAGTGGAGAAAATTAAAAAAAGAAAACGCTGTAAATAAAATTAAAAAAGATGTTAAAAATAATAAAGAGCGTTTTAAAACTTTAAGTAATTTAAAAAAAGAATTAGGAAAAGATGCAGACGAAGCATTTAAAGAAGTAGGAGAAAGAGGACAAGAACTATTACAGAAATTTGGTGTTACTCCTTTAACACATGCTCAAGTAAGGACAGGAGTAAGTGAAAATATAGCATACGTAGTAGAAGATTTAATACATAAAAATCCTGGATTAGCTCAAATACTACAGCCTAAAGGAAAAGGTAATAGGGTTACTCACAACATATTTAACGCACTAGAAACTGGCGACATTCCTATGGATCAATTTACTAAACAAATGGATGAAATGGGAGTAGGTCTAGATGATATAAGACATATGTGGTGGTCTAGTATATCAGAAGCAGGTAAAACTTTAGGTATATGGGGAAGATTAACAAAAGAAATAAATAAAAGTGTAGACGAAGTTTATGACTCTATAGGAGATAAGTCAGGAAAAGGATTATTTGAAGGTAAATTAAAAAATCTACAGTTTGGTGGAAGTTTAATGGAGCTAGAAAAAGAAGCATATTTAGCATCTGTAGCAAATTCTAGTAAAAGTTTAGGATCTTCTATACGAGCTATTGATAATGTGAGAAGAGGTCTTATGGTATCTAACCCAAAAACAGCAATTAGAAATGCTATATCTGTAGGTATTAGAATGCCTGCTGATGCACTAGCTAGATATAGTGATAATTTATTAGCATATAGCCTTATGGAAATTAATAAAAAACAAGGCAAGAAAATGGGTGCTATTAATAACGTCAATTTAGGAGACGGGGATACTGCTTTTAAATGGCTTTTTAATAATGCAGAAGCAGGAAGATTAACAGACGAATTAATGACTAAAATAGATGCAGATGGGTATGCAAGCAGGGCTTTTTATCAAGCATATAATGAGGTAAGTTATAAGTTAGCAGAAAAAGAAGGTAAGGGAGTAGGAACTACTTTACTACAAGGTGCACAAAAATTTACTGATATGGTAAATATAATGAATAGAACTCAAGAACATCTATTTAGAAGAGTGTCTTTTATGAGTTCTATAGAAAGACAATTAGGAAGATTGGGCATTATAGGTAAAGATGCAAAATTTAAAAGCATGTCAGATTTTGTAGCTAGAGGCGGCATGGAAATGAATGCTGAAATATGGAATAATCAAAAATTTTATGGGGCAGCAGGTCAAGGAGATACTGTTATAACTAGAGCTATTGATGATGCTATGGAATTTACGTTTCAAGGAAGAACTGCTAGAAGTAGAGCAGATAATATAGGAAGTAGAAGTGCTCCTAAAACTAATCTTATGCATGGTTATGATACTGTTATGAAACATTTTGTAAAAATTATGTCAAACCCAGGTCCTACTGCTTTAATACCGTTTCCAAGATTTTTATATAATGCTCTAAAGTTTCAATTAGAGTACAGTCCTATTGGATTATTTGATGCAGTGGGGTCAAAAGTGTTTAGAGCTGCTAGAGGACAGGCAGACAAGACATACGATTTTTCTGCTATTGGTAAAGGTATAGCAGGAACAACTATGTTTGGGGCAGCTTGGGCATTTAGAAAAAGTGAGTATGCGGGAGAAAGATGGGATGAAGTTAAAGATAGTGCAGGAAGAATAGTAAATATAGGATTAGTAGGACCTAATGTAAGTCCCTATATGTTTGCATCAGATTTTTTTATAAGAAATTTAGAAGGAGTACGCCCACACACAGAAGAAGAATTTTGGGAAATAGTAGATAACGGTGGAGATATAGAAGATTTAAAAAGCAACGGTTTATGGAACAAAGGACCAAGAAGCTATAAAAATTTTAAAACTTTACAAAGAGAAATGCTTAAAGCAGGCATAGGAACACAGGCTAGAGTAGGAACTCTTTCTTCTTTTTTAGATGATGTTTTTGTACCAAAGACTACTTTAAAAGATGAGGGAGATAATTTAAGTCTAGTAAAGAATTTTGTTAGATTAAACTCAGGTCTTAAAGGAATAGCAGGAGATTATTTTTCAGGGTTTGCTACACCTTTTTCTGTAATGAGTGACGTACTAAGTGTATGGGATGGAGCAGAAGAAATAGTAAGAGAAACAAAATTTAATCCTGCAACAAGTAAAAGCCTTAATAAAATACCTTCAGTTTTTTATGATTTAATCGGAGGAAAAAAAGAAATACCTTCTGCTTCACCTTTTACTAGTTCGTATAGAACAAAATTAGCACCTCTTGCACAACAAGTTTCTGGTGTTTCTGCCACAAGCCAAAAGAAACATGTGTTTTTATCTGAAATGGATAGATTAGGATTTTCTTATCAAGATGCAATAATATGGGATGAGAATCCTGCATTAACCTACGCATATAAAGAAGGTTTTTTTAAATTAATGGATGTGTATCAGAACGAACTAAACTCTTCTCACTACGTAAATAAATCAGACGCTGAAAAAGGAGTCTATATGGAAAGAGCTATATCTAATATAAGAACAGGTTTACGAGGACACATGAGAAAAAGATTTACTTCTAAGTTTAATAATTTTCCTTTGTACGATGCTGTACACGATCTTAGAAACATGACTTCCAGAGAAAGGATCTTAGCTCAAGAAACAGGAGCATTAAGTAAAATTAAAAAAGACTACGGCATAACAGGAGAAGACGATTTAAAAAGTCAAATGATAGACATATTAAGGGAAGACAATTAAAATAAATAATTACAAGCAAGAGGAGGCAACAGTGAAAAACTTTATAAAGGATATAGCAGTAGGAATAGTATCTGTAGCACTAGTTGCAACTCTTGTTGTACCTAATAATCTATTTGGTGAAGACTCAAACATAACTAATACTACAACTAGTACTGTAACTAGCACAAATACAAATACCAATAATAACACCAACAATAACACAATTAGTAGTACATCTGTTGCAACTAATAACAATAACAACGTAAACAATACTACAATAAATCAGACTACCAATGCCACAAATAACAACACTAATGTAAATACTAGCACATCTAATGTAACATCTAATATAACACAAACTCAAGACGTTACTAATACAAGCAATGTCACTTCTGTAGGAACAAATACAAATATCAATAATTCTACATCTAGTAACAATAACCAAAACACAAATTTAAATACTAATACTTCTAACAGTACGTCTTCTGTATCTACAGAAAGTGTCAATCAAAATACAAATCAGAACACAAATTTAAATACAAATAATAATAATAGCACTAGTGTATCTCGTAATGACTCTACACAGAAGGTAACACAAAGAATCAAAACCGCTCCTCCATCCGCTATAGCCCCATCTATAATGTCATATAGTCAAGACCTATGCACCACAGGAGCTAGTTCAGCGGTCCAAACTCAGTTTTTTGGTATATCTACAGGTAGAAGTGTACGAGATGATAACTGCGAAAGACTGAAATTATCAAAGGGTTTGTATGATATGGGAATGAAGGTAGCTGCAGTTGCTATGTTATGTGCCGATAAAAGAGTGCACGTGGCGATGAATATGGCAGGGACTCCCTGTCCGTATAAAGGCAAGATTGGTGCAGAAGCACAGAAAGCCTGGTTAGAAAATCCAGAAGATAGACCTGATTGGGATGATATAAAGAAAGAAATCTCTTCCCATGAGTTTAAAGCGTATAAGAAAAAAGATTTCTGTAAGAAGTATCCTACACATAAAATATGCTTAGATTAATATTCTTATTACTCTTTAGCATTTCGGCACAAGCCAACACGCCTGTATTCACAACAGGTACTGATCCTATATTAAATATCCAAAACACGGGCACAGCTCTTAATCTTAATGATGATGCTGTTTCTCCTATGCAAAATCTAGGCTTTGATTTTAATTACTACGGTAATACATATAGTCAAGCTAGAGTAGCTATGAATGGTTTCGTAACTTTTAATTCTAACTTTAATGTATACAATCAAAGAAACTATCTATCTGAAGTAATACCTGCGTCTGGTTTTGATTTTACCGTATTCGCTCTATGGTCTGATTTTATTGACAAGAATAATAACAACGGTTCTCCCTACGTAGGTACATATGGTGATGCAGGCTCTAGGTATTGGGTTGCAGGATGGTATAATGTTAATGAATATAGAAATAATAATTTAAGTTCTTTTGAAGCTATCTTGTACGAAACTACAAATGTCATAGAGTTTAGATATGATAAAATAAATGTATCAAACCATAACATAACTATAGGCTTACAAGGAAATAATGAAGCAACAACTCACTTGCGTTATGAAGACACCAATTCTACAAGCTACGTATTAACTGACGACTGGTCTGTTAGTACAGCTATTGATGAGTCTTTTACTAACTTATCATCAGAGTGTTTAATTGATTCTGACTTTAGTGAATTGTGCCAGGTATACGACTTAGACAATGAATTTGGAAATGGTTTTGACGATGAAGAGTATCTACGTGGCTCAGGTTTATCTGACGCTATGTTGTTAGGCTATGACGATGAGGAGGAATTTTATGGTTTCAATGATGAAGAAACTTATACAGGAACATCTGTTTTTTTTACAGGTGCTGACAGCAGGGATGGTGGCGGTACTGACTATGATGGGACTATTAGCGATAGTTATTTTGAATTTGATAACAGGGATACTATAGAATATGAAGACTTTAATAATAATTTTGATATACACCTTGATGGGGATTTTGCTTTACTTGGTAGTGAAGAAGTAACATTAAGTCTTATAGAAATAGATATAGGCGGACCAGAAAATTTATTAGATCTACCGCCTATAGATATTTTACCTGAGATACGATTAACCGAAGAAGAGTTTGTAGAGCTTGCTCAACACATGGATGAGCATTTTGATTTTGAAGATGAAATGGACAGAGAACAGTGGGATGAGCAGTTTGAAGACTTTGAAGAACAAGAAGAACAGAGAGAAGAAATAGAAGAACAGTATGAAGAAGAGATGTTAGAAGAGGAAGAAGAAATCTCAGATGAATCTATTGATGAGATAAGCCCAGAAGAAGTAGAGGAAGATAGACCAGAAAGGTCTGAAAGAAGAAGACAGCTAGTAAGAAACAATATTAATACCGCAAACAGAACAACTTCAAATATAGTGAACTCTAGCATATCTTCAGGACAAACCTCACAAAATGTGAACTCAGGCGGTAGCTCTTCTAGTGCTGTTGTATCATCAAGAGGTGGAGGTGTTTCTGTATCTAACTCACCTAGTATATCTGCTCAAATATCTTCAGCACAAGTACAGACTAATACAGTACTACAGTCTATAGAAGTTATACCCATGCCTTCTATGGATAATACACCTTCTGCTGTCATGGCTGAAGTACAAGTAACTACTATGGACAACCAAATACAAAGCGTTACATCGTCTGTAATGACTTCTTCTGAAGCAGATCAGATAGCAGAAGAAGTAGTTGCTAGTAATATAAGAGCACAACAAGAAACGTCACAAGCACAGCAAGAACAATCAGGAGAATATGATTCTCAAGGGCAGTCTAACCTTATTGCTTATATGAATTATGTGCCTAATTTTAGTGACTACTCACAAGCTGATATACCAGATCAAACAAATTGGTATCAGCCTACACAGATATATGCAGATGCTATGTTGAGGGACAATGGCGAAGCATATGGAAATTTAGTTAATAGCAGTTTAAACACTCTATATACTATAATGGATTCTCAACCAATGGGAATATTTTTAGAAAGGAGATAAACATGAAAAACATAATAGGAAAGCTACAGCAGTACATAACTATCATAGGTGTCATCACCGCTATAGGCGGGGGCTTTTACACCTGGGGACAGTTTAATTTACGTCTTGATAACATAGAAAAGAAAAAGATTAAATCTGTAAACATTGCACCCTTACAAGAATCTATTGCTACACTAACTACTAAAGTAGACAGTCTTGAAAAAAGAGTAGACAGGACAGAAAACAGAGTAGATAATGTTGGCAATAACGATAACCCTTTAGCTAATTAATTTATATTATAAATAGTATCTATTAGATTAATTAATTTGATTAATAGTAGAAATTGAGTATAACTGTGAATATATCACAGGAGATAGTCAATGCAATATTTAATAGGGGTAAGTTCCATATTCACTCTAATAACATGCCTCTTACGAGTCATATAGAAAATTTAATAGGTTTTCTAAAAAAAAGTTCTCATAGATGAGTTCTAAGAAAGATTTATATATAGTTAAATAGGAAAGGTCATAAAACCTTTAAATCGTCTGTATGAGCTTGTGTGGGGCTTATATAGAGTTTAAGGATAATATGACCTTTTTTAGTTGGTATTAAAGAAGTTTTAAATATCTTGTAATAAATCTTCTATTTTATGTATTCTTGCAGTAATAACTTCTCTACATTTAGCACCTTGTTGAACGTCTCTATATTTATATAGATAAGGTATAACATTTTTTAGTTCTTTTTTTAATTTTAGTATAGGGGTACTAGAGCCTATTATTATATCTACTGTTTTCTTATCCATTATTTTTTATTCCCTACATATAAACCAAACCAAGCCGCACCTGCACCTACAATGACAGATACAAAAGCAGACTGAGAATTAGTAGGATCAGGTAGTGTCATAAACCACATAGCAGACTTATAAAACATTAATCCATATAAACTTATAAGAAGTCTTGGAAATACCCTCCACTTATCAAATCCTTCTGCATCGTTGTACCAGGATTTTTTTTGTATTTGTACAGGTGCAGGAGGTGCTTTAGTCATTGCTGTTTTAAGTTCTTCTTCATTCATTATCTTTCTCCACGTTTATGTTTATATTCATACTAAAAGACCTTCTTTCTTCATCAGTGTTTTTAAAAGGGTATACAGTGTGTGTTAGATAAGAAGGAAATATAATAAAGTCTCCTACAGCAGGTCGTATTCGTACAGCACCATTATGATAAAAGTTAGAGCTTTCGTGAAACAGTTCTATATTACCACTACAAGGGTAATGTTTTTTAGAATCTTCTTCATCTTCTTTTTCTAGGTCTGGTACTTTTAAATATCCTACACAGGATAACTGACATTCTGTATGAATATGTGCAGGATTAAACTCCCCTGCAAACTGCCTTACAACCCAAGCAGAAGCATATTGAATACCTAATCTAGCATCTGGATGTAGAGCTTGATTCTGTCTTTGTAAATAAAATTGATGATACGCACCAAATGCACCATTAAAAAACTCAGCCATTCTATTTATTTGATCACCATCAATTAAAAACTCTTGTGTAACTTTACCTACAAGATGTTCAGAATGATCTAATGCTTTATCTTTCTTCTGTTGCATTTTTGCATCAACATACATATTTAAAGATTTAATAATTTTTTCAGGTAATCTTGAATAAACTATGTGTGGTCCGAAAGGCATAAGCATACTATGCCCTTCTTGCATATCTTTAAATTCTATAGGTTTTTTTATAGCAACCATTTATTTTTTCCACTTACTAATAGCTCTATTACCAAACCAAAATGCCATAACTGCGGCAAATAGTGCCATTGTCTCGTCATCCCAGGCTGTTAGTATTGCCTTTAAAAAATCTTCACCGCCCTGTACTGCTATAACTACATACGCACCTTTTACAAAAGCAAACAACATAAAGAAGGCATAAGTAATAACAGGTCTAACAGAAGCCTGTAAAGCTCCTATAAATTTAGACTGATTAGATTTAGCTAATGCTTCTGCATGTGCATATATACCTTTAGCCTCTTCTAT